CCTAAATAGTCGTCTAATAAAAGAGCTAATTCGTCAGAAGCACCCTCATCATAGCCAGCGCTATAACCTTCTCTGTAACCGTATTCTTTCCCGGCAACATAGCCATCGTCCCGACCATCGTGATAGCCTTTCTTATATCCCTTAGAGGCAGCATCGCTTTCGGCTTTTTTGAGTTTCTGAATATAAGGTGAATTAGGAACAAGATCTTCAGACAAATAGCCACCACCGGCAAGATAACCAATCAAAACGCAAAGAATGCAGGTGACAATCAAAATGATTGTAATTACCCAATGGGGAAGGTTCGGATGTTTCTTTTGAGGAGTGGAGATTTGAGCTTGTGGTTCTGAAACGATGATCGTTGGAACAGTCTCATCATGGGAAACGGATTTGTCTGCCGTTTCTGTCACCGCTGGTGCATCTTCGGAAACCTGCGTGGAAGTGGTGCTGATGTCTGGCACACTATCGACCAACTTTGCCAAGTCAATTTTAGAGGTAGCAGAATTGGATTCAGGAATTTCATCCACATGAGGAACTGCAGTTTCTTTTGATAGATGAGAGTTCATCCAGAGTGCGGCGATGACAAGAATAATCAGTGAAAGAACCTGAACCGTGCTATCGTTAAGCAGCGGCTCGGAAAGCATAATCGAAGGTTCGATAAAGCAAAGTGCAAAGACAATGGAGAAAACAATGATGCTGGTCAGAAACGAAGAGCGAGGATAGGTGGGCAAAAGTTTGGCGAGGGCGTACATGATCCAGATGGAACACATTAACCCGGTTGAAAATCCGAAACCGTAAGCCACGGCAATATCAGTGGTAACCACACTAAAACCGATAGAAAAAGCGAGGAGGTATACAGAAAAGACGGAGAACCCCAAAAACCAAAAGAGAAGTTTGTGAACGATTTTTTGGCGAGTGGGCCGAACTGCATATTCGTCTATCTTTTCTGGGTGATGCTTCAGATAATATAAAAATATGACCGGAAATACTGCAAGGATGACGCAGATTTGAAACGTTAAGGACATGCTGATTTCCTCCATCATATACAACTTAACCGCTTTGGGTGACCAAGGCGGTTATTTTTTATGCTTCCTTTGCAGCCACGCCATGCGCAGCAGCTTTTTTATAACGTCCGGTGAGAACCAGATCCTCTACATAGTCCAGTGCTTTGGTCTGGCCCTCTTCGTTCAGCTGGTCGAAGTTGTCCAGCAGGGCAGTCTGGGCGGGGGTGAGAACGGCGTTGTTTTCTTTTGGCTCAATAAGGCCGTGCGTGATTCCTTCTACGGTAATTCCGAGAAGGTCACAAATTCTAACGACAGTTGTTACAGCGGTTCCACCAATTCCACGCTTGAAAATATTATCCACTGTGGAATAGGGGATACCTGCGGCAACAGTAAACGCTCGAATGCTCTTGTAATTGGCTAAAATGAGCTCTTTGAGCCTTTCTTCGACGTTCATAAAAAATCACCTCCTGATGTTCAGTATACGGTACGAATAACAAAAATGCAATATTGATTCACCAAATTGCAAAAATAATTTGAAAAAGCTATTGACTATTCACTCTATTGGGTGTATTTTATAATAAAGTTCACTAAATTTGGTGAACTGCGGAGGTGATATGTTTTGTACATGAATTTAAAGGCAGAGATGGCACGTAACGGGATTACCAATGAGCAGCTTGCGAGTGGAATCGGAATCAATCCGGCAACGATGTCAGCGAAATTGAACATTGCGGGGCGAATGCGCTTGGATGAAGCGCAATGTCTCCGGGATAAGTTCTTTCCGGAGATGACGATGGACTATCTCTTTGGAGATGTCCAGCCCACCGACCCGAAAAAGAGTGCATGAAAAAGCCCCGGCGGGGAGCCGGGGACAGAGAGATGAAAGGAGAAAATAACGTGACGGTAAAGATTACAGGTAACCCCAAAGAAATTGCCGCCCTTGTATTAGCGGTACAGGAGCGGCAGATTCGGGATGGCTTTATTGGAAAGCGTCCGATTGAGGATGATGGAATCAAGGATTGTGCAATGACGGCAGGTTTGTCAGAAAAGAGTTTCGGGTGATGTGATCCACTGTGCCCCGATATCCTGAATAACAAGGATATCGCATTCTTCACTGACGGTTTGATTGATCTGGGCATAGTGCTGAACCCCGGCAACGGAACGGGTCAGGAATCGGAGATAATTGATGGATTCCTGAAGCGGAAAGGCATTGCGCTCCACCGGAAACATGTCGGTCAGCTTTATCAGTATCTCTGATTCACCGGAAAATGCGAGACAGTTTCCATTTTCATTGGTTAATTCCGTAATGGCTTCAGACACCAATGAAGTGGATAAGACGATGCGATTGCCGTTACTTATAGCAGCACCGATCAGAACAACATTCCGTTTTCCGGCAATAGCCAGAAGCTCCTGCTTGAGCAGCCGGAGTTCATCTTCGATGGAAAGAGATTCATTCAACTGCGAAAGACATCGTTTGATGGTACAGGACGTACGGGTCTGATTTTCCAGTCCGGATGCGCCGGTATAGGTGATTCCGTGGCCGGATTTTGTGAGGAAGATTTTTTGCTCATGATCAGTGAGAACAAAAGATTCTGTTGAATTTGTTTGTTCATCGGAAATTGTGGTCGTTAATCTTCGATCTGCGGACATTACAATTCCATACGGATTGGACAAAACGATAGCCAGTGACATTGTCTGAGTAGCCTCCTTTTGATTTTGAGTATAGCACAGAGGAGAAGAACGGACAAGAACACATGAAAAAGCCCCGGCGGGGAGCCGGGGGAAATGGAGAAATTATGAAGTACGAAGAAATTATGGCGGCCATCAAGGACATCAATGGCCCGTGGAGCAACGAGGCCTGCATGGGCTACTGCCTGATCGCAATGCGCCGGGCGGGGCTGAGGCCTACGGTACAGCGCCGGGTGCTGCGGGTGCTGGAAGGGGTGTTCGACGATGTGAGTGTGGAGAAGGCCGAGAAGACCGGATATGCCAATAAGGAGGAGTAAGGAGTGGACCGTTATATGATCGTGATCCCGGCGAAGAACCGGGCATTCAACATGAAGTGTGATGATGGTGACAGCATGAAGCTGGAGACCCTGCAGAAGCTGGTGGGCGGGCCGATCGAGCCGGTGCCCGCCCTGCTGAGCGCCGAGTGGGCGCGGGAGAAGAACGTGGACGGCATTCTGCTGCTGGTGAACGAGGAAGGGCTGATGAAGGAGCGCCCCCTGACGAACCAGCGCGCCAGTGAGATGACGGCGGCAGAGCTGGTGGGACCGGCAGTCGTGGCCGCAAAGCGCGGCGATGAGCTGATCGGCTTTGCAAAGCCTGTGGTGGAGACCATCTGCGCCGAATGGCTGTGAGGTGCTGCCATGGGCCGAAAGCAGAAACTGCCCTTTGAGCACTGGCAAATTATTGAATTGCTGCACATCACACAGGATTTTTACTCAAAACCGGAGAATGAGGCTGCATTTCAGGAATGGAAGGCGGCCAGAGATGCGAGAAAAGCAAAAAGGCCCGCCGGTGCTGGAACACCGACGAGCCAACCAGGGTGATGGTTTGACAACACATCACCAGAAGTTTAACACAGAGTTGGAGGATTTGCAAATGAAAAAGAAGATCACGGGCAGCGTGCTGAGCGCCGGTGCCATTGTACTGGGACTGGCTGCAGCAGGCTGCGGCGGGGCCATTGAGAACGCGGCCAACGGCTGGGCAATGCTGAGCTACACGCTGCTGGCCATCCTGCTGGGGTGTGCAGCCCTGGCGCTGGCCGGGCTGGGCCTGGTGGCGGAGCAGCGGAAGGAACCGCAGAAGATCCACAAGGTGCCGGAGAACACGGTGAAGAAGGCCGTCTGCGGCAGAAAGGTGGGGTAAGGATGGTACGGATTGAAATTAAAAAGACAGTCAAGGGTCAGATGAT